AAGAAGTGGGCCAGAGAACTAAGAGCTGCACAAAAGCAATCATCTAAGCGTAAGCGCAAGGCAGGAAATCGCGCACCATCTGGTTTTGTAAAGCCAACACGCATTTCTGACGAGCTTGCAAAGTTTCTTGAAAAGGCCTCTGGTTCTGAGATGGCACGCACTGAAGTAACCCGTGATATTAATAAGTATATTCGCACTCAGGGACTACAAGATAAAGATAACGGCAGAAAAATTAATCCTGATGGAAAGTTAGCTGCTTTATTGAAGCTTAAGAAGACAGATGAGTTAACTTATTTTAATCTTCAGCGTTATATGAGTCCTCACTTTGCAAAGGCTTCCGCAAAAGAACCTGTCCAAGCAGTTTTATAAAAATAAAAATAAAAAACAATAAAAACATAAAAAACATAAAAAACAATAAAAAACATAAAAAACATAAAAAACAATAAAAAACATAAAAAAACATAAAAAACAATAAAAAAACATAAAAAAACATAAAAAAACAATAAAAATATAAAAAAATTATATAATCTTATAGACTATATAATTTGTTATTTTTATTTTTAATTGCGTTTTGAAAAAGTTTCAAAGTCGATAAAACTACTATCAAATACTTCGTGCGTGTAAAATTTATTATATAATTCATCTTTGCTAATATGCGGTTGATAAAATAATACTAATTCTGGTGTGATTTCTTCTTCCTCTTTTGTTAACTGAAAATTTTTATTTAATATATATCTTGATGCAAATGTAGCATCTATAGTTTGTGTTTTTAATATATCTAATAAATTTATTGCATAAATATGTTCTAATAACACTTTTGTATCATAATTATTATTATATAAGTCTAACATTATATAATAATTATATATCTTTTTATTTTACTTTTTACCCTAATTCAAATATACTCATTCTCAAGTTACACACAATAAATTTATCTTTTTTATCCACTTTTTCAAATACTTTCTTAGCACACTCTATATTTCTCAAAAAAGGTTTATTATTATATTTACTTTCTATAAAATCACAAAAACTTATTAAATTTTTATTACTTTTTTTAAATTGAAGCAATGATATATTATTTGTATTGCACCACACTAAAAAAGATTTATAATTATAAAGTAATATCGTCTTAATTATATAATAGGATAATACGCTGGTATTTTCTTTATATAAATTTTCTCTCAACATATTACTATTTGAATCATTTAAGTAGAGATTTTTATATGTTAAACCCATATGTTGCAATACTTTAACTAACTGAAACAAACTATAATTTATTTCAAGATATATAAATATTTCGAAATAGTACAAAAATTCACATATGTCTTCTTTATTTTTTATTGTATAAAAACAACAGAATAATATATTAATTATTTCTGCCCAACACTCTGTATATGCTTCATATAAATTAACATTTGATGCAACTTTAAAAATAGTTAGTATTGTGCTGTTACAAATAGCATTATTCATATTTGAAAAATCTAAACCAAAAGAATGAAATGTTTCATGAATAAAAACCTTAAACCATTCTTCTTTTCTGAAAATAACTATTTCTGAATCTTTTGGACAAGAATAGGTAAATGCTGTATTTACATGAACTTGGTCTAATATTTCAATATGACTAGTTGGTAAATTTTTATTCAAGGATGTAAAATATAAATAAATAATTAGTGAATTAGAACACACTTTTGGCGAGTGTATATCTAAAATATATAACCATATTATTATACTTTCAATATATCTATGATATTCTTCCATATTCAAATGTTCATTTGAACATTCTTCAACAAAATATACTTTAATTTCTCTCTCGTTGAGAGAAAATATATAAGAAATCTCGGTTAAAGAATAAACATCAATATAATACCGCACTTTTTCAGGAAAACTGCTGTAATGAAAACCTTTTGGCTTAATTACATTGTATCTATTATTTATTCCTTTTATGCTTACTGTATATTTTACTGTTTTTGAATATTTATAAGCTTTTGATAATTCATAATATAGTTGTTTAATTATACAATCGTTATTCTCATTATTCTCGTTATTCTCATTATTTTTTATATATTTATTTTTTGTAAAATATGTAAGCAATTTTTTACTTTTGTTTGTTAGTTTCATGGTTCGTGTATATATTTATTATACTTATTATAATTCATCTTTTCTAATTTTTTCACGAACTAGCATTAAATCTTCAAAAATAATTGGCGGACTTCCTCTAACATAATGTGTTAATTTTGCATTTTTCGTTGATAATAATAATTTTTTTAATTCTTCATCTTGAGTAAATTTTGAATATTGTGCATTATACATTTCTTCTTTGTAACGTTTGTCATAAAAATCTGGATCTATTGTCACTGTTTTAGGTCTGACTAAGACCCCTTTGTATTTGCCTGTCTTACCCCCTGCACCTTTTGCCATATCAGGATTTTTAGACAATTCTGTATCTGAATCTAATGAAAAACTTAAATAAAATGAGGGATTGTTTTTTTTATATTTTGATGCCTGATAATAATTTTCTACACTTGCCCATTTATGATTATCTAGTGTAAAAGGCTGATACCAAAGATTTGTTAGTTTCTTTCTCCATTTATCAATAGAAGCTAAAACAGAAAACTCTTTTAACTTCTCATTTGTTATTTGTTCTCCAGAACCTTTACCTGGCAATGGTTTATCGTTTGAATTTTCATAAAACACAAATGTTACATCATCATCATATAATCCTAGAAAGGTTCTTTCTCTCAATTCTTCATTTTCTTTTGTCTCTTTTGATTTTTGAGATTCTTTTGTCTCTTTTGTTTTTTGAGATGATGTTCTAAATTCATTAAAATGTTTAATTAACGCAAATGGACCAGAATTTTTTTCCATACATTTATCTACAATTAACATTTTAATATCATAAGGCAATTCAATAAACCTAAATAACAGTTTATTTTTATAACCTATTAATTTATAATGCGTTCCCGTATATTCTACCATTATATAAAATTCAGGAGTAAATACACCTTTCTCTTGTAAATATGTGTCATTTAATTGACCACATTGCAATATATTTCTAATATCTCCTGATTTATAATTTTCACTAGAGAGAATAATAAATTTTATATTTAATATTCTTTCCAATGTAGAAATTGCCCACGTTTCTGCCCAAAATTCACATGTTCTTACCTTTTTTTTGAATTTTTCTAATGTATCCACACCCTTCATAAATTTGTATTCACTTAATATTTGCGCACTTACCTTTTTTTCTTCTGTTAAACGGTCATATTGAGATTTTATATTTTTTGCTTCAACGTGTAATTGTTTTTTCTCATTATGATCAAGCGTATTCTTAACTTTTTCTTTTAAATTTGTATATAGGGTCTGTATTCTTTTGAGTTCTGTGGTTTCTTCGTGTACTAAATTGTAGTACATATCATACTGTTCTTTGTAATTTGAAAAAATATCTAGGGTAATCTCTTTTGATAATTTTTCTCGTATTTTATGGATAGTAGTTTGTTGACCAATACTTGAAAATGCATCTCTTATTGTTGCAAAAAAACAATCTCCACCGCCTTCATTATCAATTATCGAATAATTTTTGTTTTTCATAAACTTTTCAACCCATGTATCATCTGCGGTTTCTGTATAATTCTCTCTAATATCTTTTGCGGTTTTATCGTTTTCTTCATCAAGTAACGGAGCAATATGTATGCCAGTTGATAAAATAAATATATCTTTTCTTTCTTCAGGGATATCATATTTTTCTTCTTTTGAGATAAATACACTTGGTTTCAATCTTAATTTTTCTAACATTTCTTCTGTTACAAAACTATACAACAATGGCTGATCTAATGTTTCTATATCAAAATTGTAGTTTATGTCTAAATAATTTGGATAACTATCTACAGTTATTTCATATACACCTATCTGTATTACTTTATTATTATATTTAACTAAGTAAATTGGAAAATATAATATACCTTCAGATTCAAAAGTATTTTTAACATTACCGATAGCAATGATAACTTCTATATTTTTTATCTCTAATTCATACAAAGTTGCTTCTGTTTTAAAATCTTTTTTATCTATATTTTTCAATTCAGAATATGTAACATCCGCATTTATTTTTGATTGCACCATTTTATAAAATATATAAATATTTTTATATATTTATATATTTATATATTTTTTACATTTCAATTAAGTCCATAAACTTAAATATTGACTTATTTGTTAAACTCAAATAAGTTTTTGCATTACTTTGTGCAATTATTGAAACTAATTCTGGAATTGTTTTACCATCAATTAAATCATATTCATCCGTATTATTAAATAATTCTGTGGTATATAATATAAATATATTTTCAGCCAATTCATCTACTTCATTTTTCTTATTTTCAATATTTATATATGTATAAAATTGATTCATTAAATTTCTTAAAATAATAATTATCTCTTGCTTACTTATTACATTATTTTTCATCAAATTCATAAAAAATGTTGCGAGAGATCTTCTTTTCTCATTGTCTTTATTCACTTTACAAAATTTATCATAATCTAAGTTTGGGTCAATATATTCAATATTGTCAAATAAACTAATGAATTTATTGAAACTATCATTAAAGATTTCTCTCATTATATCAAAATTTAATATTAATTCAGAATAAAGCTCTGCATATAGTTTTGAAAAAAAACGATTACTTGTAGCAATCTCAAATATAGTTATACCTAATTTTAATAAATTCTCATTATTCTCATTATTCTCATTATTCTCATTATTCTCATTATTCTCATTATTCTCATTATTATCAATAATAATATTATTTATCACTTCAACTATTTGATTTCTCATATCAAAATAGTTTTTATCAGTTAATTTATTTAAATAGGAACGAACTATATCTATTTTAACATCAATACCTTTCTTTTCTTCTAATTTTGTGGATTGAAAAGGTTTAGTTAATTCTACATTTATTTTATTTCTTGTTTTTTTAACAGGTGCATTACTTGGAACATTTGTTTGCGCATTTAATAAAGGCGGTTGTATAATTTCTTTTGAATTAAAAATATGGGTTTTTAAAATAAACGGTTTTAAATCAGCCTTACCCATATTTATATTAAGATTAACAGTGTCATTTGTTAATCTTGTTATTTTTAACATTAAATCATCTGGTAAAACAAATGTAAATCCTGAATGAATTATTTCTTTAAAATTGTTTAACGAGTATTTCTGTGGCGACAACATAATGTTATTATATTTCTTTCTTTACATTTATATTAATTTTCATATATTTAATAAATTTACTTAAATAGATAAGTTATAATATTTACTATATTATGACTGCACAAATTGACAATTTATATGATTTTGAAAATTGGGAGGATATTGATATGGACTCCAATATTCTTAGAGGCATTTATGCTTATGGGTTTGAAAAGCCTAGTCCAATACAAAAAAAAGCTATATTACCTATATTACATAAAAAAGATTTAATCGCACAAGCACAATCTGGAACAGGCAAAACCGCAGCCTTTTCAATAGGCGCACTTTCAAGAGTAGATGTAAATATTAGGTCCACTCAAATTTTAATTTTATCTCCAACAAAAGAACTCACCATTCAAACATCAAACGTATTACAAGGATTAGGCAAAATGGTTAAAGGATTGCAAATTCAAACATTATACGGTGGTCTATCTTATGATAAAAAAAATAATTTTAGTGATAAATATATACCGCATATTATTTGTGCGTGTCCTGGTAGAGTTTATGACTTAATTAGAAAAAAAGAAATTGCCTCAAATGATATCAAATTACTTATTTTAGATGAAGCAGATGAATTACTTTCAAATGAATTTAGCACACAAATTTATAATATTTTTCAACATTTATCATATAATGTACAAGTAGCATTATTTAGCGCAACGTTTCCCGAAAGTGTTATGCCAATTATTAATAAAATAGTTCGAACACCTATCAAAATACAGGTTAATGCAGAAATGTTGACATTAGAAGGTATTTCTCAATATTATGTCGCGCTTGAAAATGATAGACAAAAATATAATACGTTAAAAGACCTTTATAATTATATTTCTGTATCACAATGTATTATTTATTGTAATAGTTTGAAAAGAGTTGAAGATTTATATGAAGCAATGAATGAAGACACGTTTCCAGTTTGTAAAATACACAGCAATATGGATCCTTTGGAGAGAAAGCAAGCTTTTGACAATTTCAAAAATGGAAAATATCGCGTGTTGATATCATCAAATGTAACATCAAGAGGAATTGATATTCAACAGGTAAGCATTGTTATTAATTTTGATATACCAAAGGATAAACAAAATTATTTACACCGTATTGGAAGAAGCGGACGATGGGGAAGAAAAGGCGTCGGTATTAATTTTGTTACCAAAAATGATATTAATATACTAAGAGAAATTGAACAGTTTTATGCTTGCGAAATACGCGAAATGCCCTCTACTGTTGATGAATTTACAAAAAATATATAAGTTTTTTACTCTTGCTTGTAATAACGCGTATAATACATTTATTATATCTATTTTTTTATATAATAAATGAACAATATTGAGAGAATAAATGATTACTTTAAGTTACCTATTTATTATAATCAACATAAAGTAATTTTACAAGACAATATTATAAATGATTTAGAATTAATAGAAACTATTGATGCATCATGCAAACCAATATATCATTATTATTTAAATAATGACGAACAAAATGAACTTAGTAGACAAATTATTAAACAAATATCAGGTTATTACACGACAGATGTTCCATTCATTAAAGATAATCAAAAATTATTAAAGGAACTACATATTACACCAATTAGTGACTATACCAAAATAATAGATACTTGGAATAGCATAAAGAATGATGACGTTTTTAAAGAAAGATATTATTATGTTGAATGGGAAATGTTGGAACATCTAAATAATAGTTCATTATTTTTACAAATGATGAGCTTTTACAATATAATCTCTCCATTAATTTCATTACTAATACCAATCATAATACTAATTATTCCTTTTGTAGTTATTAAACTAAGAGGGCAAGATATCACCTTAGATGAATACATAAATATATTAAAAAATATTGTCCAGCATAATGCAATTGGGAAACTATTTACAAATTTTAATTCGGTTGCACTTCAAGATAAAGCATACCTTATTATATCTGCTGCGTTTTATATCTTTTCAATTTACCAAAATTTTTTGGTTTGTTATAAATTTAACCAAAATATGATTAAAATACATAATTATTTTAATGAAATACGTGATTATTTATATAATACAATTAGTAGAATTCAAAATTATCTTGATTTTTCTACATTATTAAAAACACACAATGAATTTAATATTCATGTCAGAAATGAATTAAATAATTTAAAAGAACTTTACACAAAAACACAGCAAATAAGTAAGTTTAAATATAGTATTCAAAAAGCATCTGAAATTGGGCATATTCTAAAAACATTTTATGAAATTTATAATAATAAAACGTATGAAAATAGTATTATGTATTCTTTTGGTTTTAATGGTTATATTGATTGTATTATTGGACTACAGCAAAATATAAATGATAAACACGTCAATTTTGCACGATTTACAAATAAAAAAAATAAATCCACATTCAAACAAAATTATTATGCGTGTTTAAAAGATAAATCGCCAGTTACAAACAACATAAAATTAGATAAAAATATGATTATATCTGGACCAAATGCTTCGGGTAAAACTACCATAATTAAGTCTGTATTAGTTAATATTATATTGACACAACAATTTGGTTGTGGATTTTATAAAAATGCTTCAATCAAACCATACCATTATTTGCATTGTTATTTAAATATTCCAGACACTTCCGGAAGAGATAGTTTATTTCAAGCAGAGGCAAGAAGATGTAAAGAAATTATTGATATAATTAATCAATATCCTGATGTTTCGCATTTTTGTTCTTTTGATGAATTATATTCTGGCACAAACCCAGAAGAAGCGACAATAAGCGCGACAGCATTTATGGAATATATCGTTAAAAATAAAAACGTTCAATCTATTTTGACTACACATTTTTTAAATGTTTGCAAAAATTTAGATAAAAATATTAAAATTAAAAATTATTATATGGACTCAAACAAAAAAGAAAATATGATTGAATATTTTTATAAATTAAAAGAAGGAATTTCTAATGTAAAAGGCGGTATAAATATATTATATGAAATGAATTATCCTAAAGAAATAATTAACAATACAATACAACAAATCAATTATATCTAATACTTTTTATAATTTGCCTTTATGATGTACTTACACAGTTAAAACTTCTGGTATTCTATTTTTACTTTTATTTTTATTTTTATAGACTATAAATTTGCGTTAATCTAAATAACTAAAAAATATTGCTATTTTGTAATATAATATGTCTTATTTAAA